TCCAGACCAATATGGAAGAAGCTAAAAGCACCAATTGGTTTGTGGCTGGATGGCGTCCGTTTGTCGGTTGGATATGCGGCGCTGGTTTGGCGTATGTGGCAATCTTTGAACCAGTAGCGCGTTTTGTCTCAAAAGTATTTTTTGGCTATGCTGGAGATTTTCCAGTCATCAATACGGATTTGACCATGCAGGTATTGATGGGTGTGCTTGGGCTTGGGGCGATGCGTTCGGTTGAAAAAGTCAAAGGTGGAGAGGGCAGCAGATGAAAGAAAAGCTCACTTTTGTTGTTACCACAATGGTCAGTTTTACCCTGTGCGTTGTCATCGCTGGGATGGTGTTTGCCCTGTGCGTTGGCTTGTTTGACAAAGAGGTGAACAACGAGGACATTTTCAAACTGCTGGCCCCCGCGTTTCAGACCATCATCGGCGGGTTTATCGGACTTCTGGCGGGTATAAAATTCTCAAATGCAAACGAGGGCGATGATGCTAAGTAATTTTCCGGCGGCACTGGCGCTGGTGCTGAAGTCAGAAGGTGGATTCGTTAATCATCCGTCAGACCCCGGCGGCATGACTAACTTGGGCGTGACAAAAAAGGTCTGGGAAGCGTGGGTAAAGCATCCCGTCGATGAGGCCGAGATGCGAGCGTTGACGCCGGAAATGGTCGGGCCGCTATACAAAACAAACTATTGGGATGCTTGCCACTGTTCGGACTTGCCGCGGGGTGCTGACTACGCCGTATTCGATGCCGCCGTGAACATGGGCAGTGGCAGGGCCGCAAAGCTGCTACAAGCGGCGCTAGGCGTCACCGCTGATGGCAGTATCGGCAGGGCCACAATCGCTGCTGCGACCGCTGCCGATCCGGTGGAACTGTTGGAAGCCTTCAGCCTGGGCAAGGAAGCGTTTTACCAATCCCTGCCAACTTTTGGCGTGTTCGGCAAGGGCTGGCTTAATCGGGTTGCTCATGTCCAGGATGCGGCAGAGAGCATGATGGGTTAGGTGTTCTTTTCTTCAATCTTCACCGACTCAATAAACTGAGCCAGCGCATAGACACACGGCAGGATCAGGTCGCGGCATATCGCATCATCAAAATTAGTCTCTTTCACGCCCTGCGCTAACAGTTTTAGCGCACCGATTCTTTCGCTGACCAGCATGTCCAGGTGGTCAAAATCAAGACGTTTGACGGTTTCAATGTTGTTGTATTTCATGTGTTTTTTTTCCGTTTTAATCTTGTTAGCTCGTCATCTCCACGTAACCACTCGTTGATGCAAGCAAGAAACACTCGTTCTATTTCCTCCGGCTCCGCACGTTTCATATGTTTTGCAAATGTAATTGTGTTGGACATTCTTATCATGTTGCGTAATTCTGCCAGTGTCATTTTTGTTTTAGCGGCCTCTCTCAGTTTATCGCTCATTCCCCCTCCCATTTTTCAATCAACTCAAACTCCGGCACCGGCTTCCGCGCTTCAACTGTTAAGGATTCCTTTTCCCCCTTTCTGATTGCTTTAGCTGCTGCCATCAAAATCTGATACGTGCCAGCAGGGGCAGTAACGCTTCTTTCGCACACTAACGCACACCGTTCACGCTCGGCGGCTACCCCTACGGCGTATGCTTTGTCGTAAAACTCTCTCAAAAGTGTTTCTGTGTCGCTCATCGCATCACCTCAATTCCGTAAAGCATAATCAGCGCAAAAATGATTATCAGGCCGGTTACGCCAGCATCAAAAAAGCCCTCGCGGTAGCAGTGTTTGCAGTGCTGCGTATGGATTTGCCATTCTGGTTTTTTACTGTAAACGTCTTTCCAGTTGATCATTTGTAAATCCTCCGATCTTTTACGGCTAAAAAAGACACGCTTTTGCGCTCAAAACAGCTTTTGCATTTCCATATCCGGCGCGTGCCTTTTGTGATCTTGACCAGTTTGTAGCCAGCCTCCCGTCGGCAGGACTGGCACACCGGGGCGATCATCGCCGGGCCTTCTTCACGTTGTTAAGCCCCAACACTTGTATCTCATAGCGGCGCATCGTGGCAGACACGTCGGTGTGCGCGACTGGCGTCGGCACAAACTTATTGTTGGCATCGACGACGTAAATGTTCCTAGACCGCAGGTAGGCAATGGCAGCTTCCAGTTTTTCAGTCATGATTTCCTCTCATTCCAGCGTTTGATGGCAACCTCGAGGGGCTGGTCAGTATCGTGGTGGGGGCCGATCATCTGGCATTCTTCACAACAGATGGCGATCACATTCGGCTTAACTTCGTCGACCACCACGTCATCGTTGTTGCAAAACGGGCAAGGCAAAATAACGATCTGGCGTTTCTGACGCTGTTCTCTGGCTGTTTCCCATCGGTCGAGATCCTGACTGAATTGGCGCTCAAGCTCATCAAATGCGTTGCTGCTCATTTCGTCACCTTTTTGGCTTTTGTTGGTTTGTCGGCTTTTTCCCAGGGCAGATCGTCGACCAAATCCGCAAAGTGGTCAACCGGCTGCGCTGTCGTAATGTCGCAGTCAAACTCGGTCTTAATGCTAGTCAAAGCAAAATCGCCCAGCAGTGACTTATCCGCAATGTTGGTTATGTCCTGGCTGGTATAAACCGGCTGAGCAAACTCGGTGCCGGTCAGCTTGTTTTTGTAGGTCAACAGATTGTTGCTGGTCGCATCCATCAACTCCGCAAACCGGCCGAGCAAAGTCGGAATGTGGCGGTGCTCACCGCATCCGGCACGCTGCGCTGATACATCCATGTCGGGTTTGCCTTGTGCGCACGACCAGCGGCCGTCTGCGTCAGTCTCAGGCGTCGAATGAGCGCAGGTTCGGCAGCTCACGGCCGGTGCTTCAGTTTCGTAGCATTGCGATTTGAAGCGGCAAAACTTGCAGGTAAAGTTTGTCGCATCATCGGCCAACGTCACCGCGGGTTCCGGCGCCGTGATGATGCGCTCGGCTCGCTGGATGGCCTGGTCAAAGGCATCTTTGTCGAATTCAATGCGCTCGGTGTAAATGTCGTCGGTATTCTTGTCGACCATGATATACATGGCGCGGGTGAGCTTTGCCCAGCCCATGTATACTTGCATCTGCACCCAGTGTTGCGGCTTGGACTTCTTTACCCCATTTTTTACCATCGCGGCAAACGACTTGGCGTTTGCGGTCTTGAACTCGAGCAAATGTGGTGTCTTGGGCGCTTCCGGCAAGCCCAGCCCAACACCGTCCAAGCTACCGGCAAAGTGGCCGCCAACAGCCTTGTAGCGCCATTGGTTGCCGTCTGCATCCTTATCCCACACTTCTACGCCGATCGCACGCAGATCCGCAATCAAGCGCGGTTCCTGGTGGTTGCCGGTGTCGAACAGGCGCAGCATCCGGCCGTCAAATTCTTGTTGTTTTGCCCAGCGGAAAGACAGCCACAGGTAACGGTCGCACTCGTGGCCAATTTCGCTGGCGCCTAAGTGCGGGCGCCCCTGCCGGTCGGCGCTGGTTTCGTAGTGCCGGAATATTGCGGATCTAGTGCTGTTCTGCGGTTCTGGTATCTCTGCCATATATCCTCCGTAACGCCGGGGCGTTGCCGCCCCAGCTTGTAATTACTTCTTTGCCCAAGGCGCTGCTGCCGCGACTTTGCCAGTGGCAAAAGCTGCCGATGCTGCCGGTTTAGCTTTCGGCGCCGGTGCGCCGGTGGCCGTCGAGTATCCCTTGATGCGGTTGGTCATCTGGCCTGACTGCGGGTTCAGCTCCTGCACCACATCCACCGTCAGCGGGATATTGTGCAATTCCTCGCTGTCGCCAGGTTCCATGATGCCCACACAGTGACAAATGGCCGACAGCTCACGCTCGGCGATCTGGACTGCCGTGGCGTTCGGGTTGACCAGGTTGAGGCGAGTCCAGAGTTTCCGGCCGCTGTGCTTGGTGTCGCCGATCACCTCCATTGTCAGCATCAGATATGCGCCTGTGCCTGCTTTGGTTTCCTTCATCTCTGAATCAGTGATGATCACCTCATAGCGACCGGCGGGGAGGGCGTCAAACGACTGTTGCGGTTCTACAGCTGCGGCGTTGAAATTAAGTGATGCCAAAATATTCTCCTAGATTTTAGTTTGGTTGGGTGCTGCGGTTGTCATTGCATCTGCTAGGGCCGACCAATCAAGCGGCAGGCTGTCCGGCAGGCTGTAACGATTCTTTGCGAGATAAGCGGGTTTCTCGCTAGTGTAGAGCAGGCGCTCGCCGGTGCTGATGCCGCGGCTTACTTTGTTGTTAAAGCCCACATCTGACGATTTGACAATCGTCTTGTAGTTTGCAAAGCCCACTACATCGCACCATTCCTGCACCAATGCGCTGCTGCGGGCTTGCAGCTTGGGTTGATACCTTTCGTAAGGTTCGACCTCCGGGCTATCAAACCGCTTGATCTCGCAGTGTGCCAACAGGATGCTGGCCATGCCTTTAGCACGCAGGGCGGTCAGATCGTCAAGGATCTTGCGCCACAGGTCGGCGGCGATCACCGCGCCCTTGCCGTAGGCAAGGTCTTTGGCTTCATACTGCGTGTTGATTTGTTCCCAGATCAGGTTATCCAGCCAGTCCAAGCTGTCAATGACGACCGTCTGGAAATCGTGCTCGCCTTGCAGAGCTTTTAAGGATTCCTGAACATCTGAAAACTTAATTGCCAGCGGGAAGTGATCCGCTTCTAGGCGCCCCAATCCATCCTCAGTCAAGATGAAGATCGGGTTCGGTGCGCTGGCGCCAAAGGTCGTCTTGCCCAGCCCATGCGGGCCGTAGACCATGATGCGAGGCGGCTGGATGCTGGTGTTGCGGCTTACTGATTGCAGGTTAATTGCCATGATTCCTCCGTGTTAAGAAAGTGAAAACAACAGTGTTACAAAAAGCCAGAGTGCGCCGATGACTGAGATCCCAAGCAGGCAATCTAAGATGATATACATCGCTTTCATCTTTCACTCCGATCGTCACAAATGTCTTGCGCCATCTCATCAACGCAATCGCTATCTTCTAAATGTTTCTTAAGCATGGCCTGCACTTGGTCGTAAAGGCGCTCGATGCGGGCCTCAAGGGCGGGTTTGTTTGTGCCGAGGGCAGCGACTACAAGCTCATATGCAAAGCTGCTGTCTAATTCCTCGGTGACGAATTCGTAAAGGTCAACCTCGGTGCGGCCGAGCTGCGGGAACTTGCCGGTGTCGAGGACTTCCTCAACTATCAATTCAAGTGCGTCTGCGCGGTCATTGTCTGACACTTTGCAGGCTTGCCGGTTGAAAGGGAAGCAACGCTTGCAGTCGTCGGCACCGCAGAGGCAGGGTTCTATTGACATGGTGATTCCTTTCGGTTGGTCGGTTGGGTGCGCCTCCGAGGGGGCGCGGCGGTTTTACAGTGAGAAGCCAGCGGTGCGAAGAATCTCGCGGCGCAGCCACACGCTTTTGGCATCAGCGGCATTACGCAACGCTCGCACTTGCGCCATGTCTTGTTCGTATTTTTCTGATTGACCGAGAATGATCCATGCTGTCAATGCTGACTTAGCAAACGCCTCGATTTGGTCAGCGATGGTGGCCAATTCTGATTTTTTTACTGAGTAGAGTTTCATCTTGTTTCCTTTCGGTTGGTCGGTTGTTTTGCTGCGATGTGTGAATAATATAGACCTGTTTACCGCATGTCAACAACAATCTACAAATTATTTGTGTTATTGTTGCGATTCTTGTCTTTTGGTCAACTTGGAGGGTTTATGTATATCATGGTGAAAGATGCGGCAGCAAGGCTGAAAGTCAGCCGACAATGGATTAACACATTAATTAATAACGGGAAAATATCAACCGCCATCCTCGCCGGTCGGCGCGTCGTCATTGCTGACAAGGCATTCCAGGCGATGGAAAAAGGTCGTCGGAAGGCGGGGAAATGAACGTCAAAAACGCAATACGCCCACCAGACATGACTTGTTCGTTCTGCGGCGGTAAGGGCTTTCAGACAATTGAACGGGCGGCTGGGCAATCTTTTGTGTGTAAGGACTGCCGCAAGACTTACAGGCGCAAGTCAACCAGCGGAAGCGGTCAGATTGCTGGGCCGGTTTATTACAGGACGCAGGACATTTAAAGGAAAAGAAAATGGCAACCTTTATCAAGACAGAAAATGAAGTTGATTCTCTTGGCAGCTCGCTGCTTTGCCCAAACTGCGGATGTAATAATTTGCATCAGCAACCCCCTCTTGAGCCACAGGATGACGATCCAAAAGATACTACTTGGTTGCAGATCAATTTTTACTGCGAGCAGTGTCCGGCCGAGCCAGTGCTGTCTATTCAGCAATACAAAGGCACCACGTATATCGGCTGGCATTCCATGCGCGTCATCCTATGATCATGACAGACACAGACAAAGGCGCGGTCAAATCCAGCGTCAAGAACAGCGAATTCCTGCAACTGCTTTATGCCGGTATTCCCGATAAATCCTCGTTATGGGTTACCTCGTTTTACGGGAACCCTGATCTGACAGACAGCGGCAATTGGTTTGGGCGCCCCTATCGCCCCGACCGTCACGCGCTAGTCGACTCGATGGTCACCGTGAATTCCTATTTTTCGGTAGCGGCACTGTCGCCAACCGCCGATGGCGAGATCCGGCGCCGGAAAGCGAACTTTGAGCAGATCCTTGTCCTGGTTGCCGACGATGCGCTGATCGACGACATAAAAGGCACCGTGTCGTATGTGCTCAACACGTCACCAGGCAAAGCCCAGATCGGCATCTTCATCGACAAGGACGATCCCGACGCCAAGAATCGCAGCCTGGTTGACTCCATCGTCACACGCATGGCAGAAAACGGCCTGTTGCGAGCTGACGCCAGCGGCAACAATTCGGTGCGCTACGTTCGGCTGCCGGTCGGCCAGAATCAGAAACCGCGGGAAACGGGGCCGTGGGATCACCAGCTTGCGGTCTGGAACGCCGACTGTGTGCTCTCTCTGGCAGATGCCGCGGCAGTATTCGGGATCGACGTGGACGAGCTGCGGAAGATCAAAGAGGCGGCGCCAGCCGATGCCAAAAGCTCAATCTACGATGGTCAGGCCGATCTGCTGCGTCTGACCGCCAGCAATATTGTGCGCGGCGAACGGCTGCACGAATCTATTAACGAGATGGCATTTAGCCTGGTTGCCTGCGGCACGCACCCCGGCACCGTGGTGAGCACACTTAGGGGCTTGATGGAATCGTCACTGGTGGCGAAGGATGACCGCTGGAAGGCACGCTACGACGATATACCGCGGTCTGTGACGACGGCAGTAGAGAAGCTCAAGGATGACAAAACGCCGGAAGTCACGCCGCAAAACCATCCGTTTGCCAATTTCCTGCCGTATGCGTTGGGCGATCTTGAACCAGACGAATTTATATTCGACGACATTCTGATCGCTGGCGTAACCCTGCTGGCCGGGTTTACCGGTATCGGCAAGACCACCGCGCTGGTGCCGCTGATGACCAGGGCAGCGCATTTGTGCGAGGCCGACGACGCACTGCGGCCGCTGTTACGGCGCAAGGTTATTTATGTGTCAGAAGATCCCAAGCAGGTCGTCAGGGTTCTAACCTCGATGCGCGTGGAAAACGAGCTGACAGCCAGCGATGCCGAAATCAGCGAATGGTTCAAGATCGTGCCTGCCAAGCGCATGGATGCCGCTTCCATCGTTAAAGTGCGGGAAATCTACGAGGCGATGGTTTACCGGAATATCTCTAAGGAATCAGGCGTTTCTTACGACGCGCTGCCGATCGTGGTGCTGGATACCAGCAATGCGACCATCGAGTTAGAGAACGAAAGCGACAACTCCGAAGTCGGAAAGGCGGTTTCAACACTCAAAAGCGAGCTGGGCGGGATCCCGCTTATTATTGTGGCGCATTTAGCCAAGACGCTGAAAAAGGCAGATATCAGCGACATGACCAGCCGCGGTGCCGGGGCTTGGGAAGGCGATGTCAACCAGGTGCTCTACATGACCAAAGAGGATGACGGCGCACGATGGCTGGATGTTGCCCAGGCTAAACACCGGTTTGTGACAAAGGCAGACGGCATTGTGTTTCGGGCAGTCGGATCAGAAATAAAAGGGCGGGATGTGCTGGGGAATGAAAAGGATATATTCCTCATGCACTGCAAACCGGAAATGGTGCAGAAGGGCGGTCGGGAGGCCATGCAGGAACAGTCAAAACAGGTCGCTGCGCGCAGTAAAGAGATTGCAGGGCAGATGATGCGAGCAGATCGTAAAAAGCGCGTGACGGCTGTTTTATGCGTTTTACCGGTCGGAGATTACAAGACCATGAGCGAGATACACGATGCGCTCGGCGGCAAAAAAGAACTCAACGTCAGCCTTGTGAACGAAATGGTCGAGGGCGGGGAAATCGAGCAATTCGCACCTAAAAAGAAACGGGATTCACATCACACTAAATGCTTCAGATTGGCCGTAAAAACCGCCGATGAATACGATAATTTAAGCAATGGTCGTTAGGGAACAGCAGGGAACAACTGCCTATTTTTTAGGCAATAAGCTGCTGTTCCCTGCTTGCTGTTCCCCCTTAAGGAAAAAACCTCGGGAACAGCAGCTTTTGTGCTGCCGTTCCCAATTAACCCGTGGTCTCGGGAACGGCAGGGAACAACAGGGAACAGCAGCTATTCAAATCTTGCATCGTTAATTTAAAAATAGGCAGAAAATGACACCAACCCAACGCAGTTTGGCCGCCTTACGCGAACTCGGTTACCTGGTCGAAGTGGTCGAGAAATGGAATTCATTTACCCGAACGCGGAAAGACTTGTGGGGCTGGGCTGACCTGCTGGCTATCCGGCGCGGCGAGGTGCTCGCGGTTCAGGTCACCAGTGAGGGCGTGGCCAATCGGGTTGCCAAAGTTACGGCATCGGAAACCATTGGTCGAGTGCGGGAAGCTGGGGTGCGGGTCGAGGTTCACGGCTGGCGTAAGAACGTAAAAGGGCGCTATGTGCAGCGCGTCGTGGACCTCTCTTGACAGCACATTGTTTAGGCACTAATCTGTTGTTGCGCTGATCTCCTCCGTGAAGCGCCCCCCGCGAAACGGCGACTTGGATGTTGCGGGCATCCACCCGGCGGTCGCCGTTGCCTTTTTGAAAAGCGCTGATTAGTGAAAATCGAACAGGTAAAACTCGATGCGCTGATTCCGTATGCCAGGAACAGCAGAACTCACTCCGACGCTCAAGTAGCGCAGATCGCAGCTTCCATCAAGGAATTCGGCTTTACTAACCCTGTTCTGATCGACGAGACCGGCAGCATTATTGCAGGCCACGGCAGGGTAATGGCGGCGAGGAAGTTAGCGATTGCTGACGTTCCCAGTATTCGGCTAACCCATCTGACCGAGGCGCAGAAAAAAGCCTACGTTATCGCAGACAACAAATTGGCTCTGAATGCGGGGTGGGACGATGAGATGCTGGCGGTGGAGCTCACCGATCTGAAGGACATGGGCTTCGATCTGGACTTGACCGGCTTTAGCACCGACGAGATCGAGGCGCTGCTGGCCCCAGTAGGGACGGAGGGGCTGACAGACGAGGACGCAGTGCCGGAGGTGCCTGAAGCCCCTGTGACCGTCCTGGGGGACGTTTGGCTGTTAGGCAAGCATCGGGTGATGTGCGGGGACTCGACCAGCATTGATGCGGTTGAGAAGCTGATGGCGGGGGGCGGGGTTGATATGTGCTTCACTTCGCCGCCATATGCGCTAGGAAATTCAGCCTCTTTGTCAGGCAATAAAGTAATGTCAAAAAAGGGAAACGCTTATACGCAACACAAAGATAATGCTGACGAATGGGCAAACCTTATGGATGGATGGTGGTCTGCGTCAATTCCTTATGTTTCTGCGTGGGTTGTAAATGTTCAGCCTTTGGCTGGGAATAAGAGGAATTTGTTTAATTGGGTAAATGATCGAATAAATCAGCTTTGCGATTTCATTACGTGGGATAAGGGACACGCCGCCCCAGTGATGGCAGAAGGTGTAATGTCATCGTGTTTTGAATGGATGATTATATTCGGGGATGAAAACGCATCAAGATCGGTTCCGTTTTCATCTTGGCGCGGAACGATCAAGAATGTTTATTCTGCGCCGCCGCAAAGATCCAACGATTTTGCTTCAATCCATGCCGCAACAATGCCGACTCATGTGCCTGAATGGGTGTTTACTAAACTTTGTGATAAAGCAAAATCAATATACGAGCCTTTTGCTGGAACAGGAACAACTCTGATAGCCTGTGAGAAAACAGGTCGCATCAACCGCAGCATGGAACTCGACCCCAAATATTGCGATGTAACCGTTCAACGCTGGCAGGAATTCACAGGACAGACAGCAACGCTGGAATCAACCGGTAAGCCGTTCATTTCATTAAAGAAAGCCGCGTGATTCCGCGTTCTTAAAAAGAATGTCATTTATCAAACCTCACAGACCAACCGATAAAACAAGGCAACAGGCTCAGAGTGCTAGTGGACTCGGCTTGCCTCAAGACCAGATCGCTGCGTTGATTGGTATTGCGCCTGACACGCTGAGAAAGCATTACGAATTGGAACTTGGACTGGGCAAAGCTCAAGCCTCGGCAGCGGTGGCTAAAACATTGTTCAACAAGGCCACAACGGGCGGCGACACCACCGCGATGATCTGGTGGACCAAATCCCAAATGAAGTGGTCGGAAACCGTCCGGCAGGAGTTGACCGGCAAGGACGGAGCGCCACTAGAATTCACGAAGATCGAGCGTGTCATCGTGAAGAATGACTAAGGTTCTGCAACTCAAAACCCCAGAATGGTCGGTGCCTCTGCTGGAGGCCAGCCGGTATAAGGGCGCATGGGGAGGTCGCGGATCTGGCAAGTCTCACATGTTTGCCGAGCTCATGATCGAAGCGCACATCATGAACCAGAAGCGCAGAAGTGTCTGCGTTCGCGAGATCCAGAAATCCCTAAATCAATCGGTAAAGCGCCTGCTGGAGACGAAGATCGAAGCCATGAACGCAGGGGCTTATTTCGAAGTCCAGGATGCCGTCATCAAGTCACGCAAGGCCGATGGTGCAATCATCTTTCAGGGAATGCAGAATCATACCGCCGACAGTATCAAGTCTCTGGAGGGTTACGACTGCGCGTGGGTAGAAGAAGCCCAGTCATTAAGCCAGACCAGTCTCGACCTTCTCCGGCCAACAATCCGCAAGCCCGATTCCGAATTGTGGTTTACCTGGAACCCGCGCCAAGAATCCGACCCTGTAGACTTCCTGCTGCGCGGTCCGACACCGCCCAAAGACGCGACGGTCATCAAGGTCAACTTCACCGACAACCCGTGGTTTCCCCAAGTCCTGCGCGACGAGATGGAATACGACAAGCGCCGAGACCCTGATAAATACCAGCACGTTTGGCAAGGCTCTTATCTCACCAACAGCAGCGCCAGAGTCTTTAAAAACTGGAAGATCGACGAGTTTGAAGCGCCGCCAGATGCGATTCACCGGCTTGGTGCGGACTGGGGATTCTCGGTCGACCCTACTACCCTCGTTCGGTGCCACATCATCGGCCGCACGCTCTACATCGATTACGAGGTCTACATGGTCGGCTGCGAGATCGTGAACACGCCTGAGCTGTTCATGCAGGTTCCAGAGTCCGAGAAATGGCCCATCGTGGCCGATTCAGCCAGGCCGGAGACCATCAGCCACATGAAGCGCAACGGCTTTCCCAAAATTATGACCGCGGTCAAGGGGCCGAAGTCGGTTGAGGAAGGCATCGAGTTCCTGAAGAATTACGACATCGTGGTGCACCCTCGATGCATCCACACCATTGACGAATTAATGCTCTACAGCTACAAGCAGGACCCGTTGACCGGTCGCATACTCCCAGTGCTGGAGGACAAGAAAAACCACGTGATCGACGCTTTGCGTTATGCTTGCGAAGGCGTCCGGCGTGCGGTGAGCATAAAGCCAGCGACTTTCCGGCCCATTGCAACGATGCATAAATGGTCGGAAAATTCGTCCAAAATGAGGATTTAAAATGGCTCGACTCTCAAACGACCAACGACTTTCTAACCTGCACGCAGACGCGCTGCAGCAGTTCAACGACATTCAAACCGCGTTGCGGGATGAAAGACTGCAATGCCTGCAGGACCGCAGGTTCTATTCCCTGTGCGGCGCTCAGTGGGAAGGGCCGCTGGCCTACCAATACGAGAACAAGCCCAAGTTTGAAGTCAACAAGATCATGCTGGCGGTCATTCGGATCGTCAACGAATACCGCAACAACCGGATCACGGTCGACTACGTAAGCAAGGACGGCACAGAAAACGACAAGCTGGCCGAGGTCTGCGATGGGCTTTACAGGGCTGACGAGCAAGCCTCAGTTGCTGACGAAGCCTAC